TTTTTAAATCGCCTCTGAATCTAACGCCCATTATCTTATCCTCCCATTTTGCCGACGTTGATTATCTGCGCTAATTATAATATCTGTGCCTCTTACCCTGCTGTCTAGCATTAAATATTGACTACCACCTGCGAATACAGGGTTGAACGATTGACCGCCACCTCCACCTGAAAATCCACCTCCACCGCCACCGCCGCCGCCACCGCCTGAAGCCCTACCACTTGCTTGCATTGCGCCGCCCGCTATACCCAAAGCCACACCGCCTGCAATAAGTTTTAAAGATTTTCCACCAAAAAACGGTTCAGCTAAAGCCATAGGAACGCCCATAGCTATCATTGCCGCCCCGATTTGAATTGCGATGCCTCCAAGCATTTGTACAATAGCCTTACCTGCGCTTTCAAAATCTCCTGTAACTAATGCAGCACCTAAGTTAGCGGCTGCACCTGCTAAAGCTTGCGCGGCTGCATCGAATAGCATTTTAGTCAATTCAGATTCTTGTTGAACAACTTCATTGAACCCCTTCCAATTAGCTTTCCATTCGCCCATTCCTTTAAGATTCTCAGCGTTAATTTTAGCCCAACCTTCATTAAGTGCTTTTTGCGTATCCTCGGACATTGACTTAGAAGCTAAATCTTGCAGACCTCCCATAGAAGTGAGCTTAGATTCAAGTTGAACTTGTTGAGCGACTTTTATTGGTTTAGCTCTTTTTGCCTCTTCATCTTGTTGAATTTTAGTTAATTCGTTTTGATAAATTTGCCATAGATATTTCTTTCTATTTTGATAAGTTATATCAGCAATCTCGCCCTTTTGATAAGATTCAACTAAAGAAGATAATTGCTTGTCATATTCATTTTCTGCAATAACTCTACGTTTATCAGCGCCCTCCTTCATAGCTTTAATACGAAGGTCATTAGTTGTAGTAACTATATTAGTTATTCTTTTTTCAGCCTCTTCAATACGTTTAAAACTATCTGCAAGCCTATTATTTGCTTCTTCTGCTTCTGCAGATTCACTTGAGTAAACTAAATAAGCTGCGCCCAATAAAGCTACCGCACCTAAAGCTATTTGCATTGTTCCAGATAAAGCTATAAAAGCCCCTTTAAGAGCTTCAATAGATTGAACCGCTTGAGCTATCCCATTTAAAGCCAACATAGTAGCTATTGCTTTTTCGGCATTTAAACTTTCAACGCCTATAAGTTGCATAACACCTACAAACCCTTGAGCAACATTTGCAGCACCGCCAATTACATCAGCAGTAACTTTCCACTTCTTCTCTGGATGATAGGCGTTTATAACATCGTTAACGTCATCTAATTGGTCTTTAAACATTGCAGCCTTTTGAGCCGCTTGTTGAAACGCTGCGCTATCAGTTCCTAAGGTCATTGCTAATACTTGCGCATCTTTAGCAGTAGTTCTGTAAGCTTGTTGGAGATTTTTAAAACTTTTTGTAGTAGTACTCTCAACCTTAGCACCTACTGCCGCCATTTGCTCGCCCGCGCTTTGCATAGTCGAAGCCGCATCTGTCATCCCTTTTTTTAAGCCAGAAATGTCAGCACCTACTGCTATGTTAATTTGATTACTCATTTTCCTTCGCTATCTTTTTTGCAAGTTCTAATAACTCTTTGTTTTCTTCCGTAAATGTTAAATCCCAAGGGAATGGCATCAGTTTCTTTGGAGTTAAATCATGCCCCTTCTTTGTATGCGGACTTAAAACCCAAGTTCCTAATATCCTTAACCTTTCCCATTCTCCTTTAGTTCGTTCAAATTCTAAATCGTTAAAGCCTTTTAGCGCTTTGAAAAAGTACTTTGGGCTTGACTTAAAAAACTTCTTTTCGCTCCAGCCTAATCTTCCATAAGCCAAACACTCTAAACTATCTATTGTGCTTGGCTCTTCTCGTTTGGGCTAAAGTATGCTGATACTTGTTGCCCAAATTCGTTAACTATCGCCAAAGCCGTTTCAAAATTACCTTTCTCTAACATATCCTCAATCTCTTCTTTAGTTAGCTTACCGCCTGCATACTTGTTACCGATGTAGGCAATAGTGCTAATATTGTTTAAGTCTTTTGATAACTCTCCAATAGTTTCTAAAGTTGTGTTAGTTTCGTTTAATAATTCTTTGATAGCTTTAAAGCTAAACTTCATTTCAATGTTCATATTTTTATTTTTATGTTAATTATTTAATTTTTCCCAAGAGCTACCATTATATCCATACCACCCTTTTGATGTAAATACATCTGAGGTATCATTAACATAAATTAGCAATCCTTCTCCAGGTGTACTAATGGCTTCCGCTTCACTTGCTCTCATCCTTGGCATAAGAAATCCTTTCGTTGTACTATCAATTTGTAATATTGCACTTGCGTTTATTGATGTAGTGCCTACGCCTAAAGGACTATCAATAGCAACCTCATCTTCACTTACATAAATTGGTGTTTCAACCCCAAATCCGTCACTTACTCGCTTAAGTACATTTGTCAATCCTACATTATCCGATAAGGTTAGAAAAGCCTTGTAAACATCTTTAAATTTTTGTCCTGTTAAATTCATATTATTATTTAATTAAACCATTCTTCATTACATTCATACTCTATCTCATTACATACACCCTCCATAGTATCACAATAAGCTACCTCTGGAGTAGGTGTGGTGTTGGCTATTGTTATACTTAATTTATAATCTTGTTGAGTTACAAATATACCATCCTCCCCGCTAAAGTCATCAAAGTAATCTACCGAGCTATCAAATCTGCACCAATTAACATTCACTCCGTTTAAAGTTTGATTGTAAACGTCTTTAAGTACATCCCGCACTAAGGTAGCTATTTCGCTGCATTGTAATCTAGTAGCGGCTGCAATAGTTACTTGAACGCGGCAAATATCTAACTTACTATCCCCACCAATGCCTAATGTATTGTTTGGTACTTGAGATACTAAACTAACAACAAGTAAAGGTCTGATATTTTTTTGCGGCGCGGTGTCATAGAATAGCCTCCCACCTACTGCGCCCGTAGTTGCTGCGTTATTATTTAGCAAATAAAAGACTGCTACTTGTGCGCTCATTATATTTTAAACCCTTTTCTTTTTGCTTCGTTCAAAATCAAATCTATTAAGCCCTTTTCCATACCACTTATAATACTTTGCTCTTTCTGGTCTTTTGATTTTCTAATCACTCCTGTTGGCTTAATTCTAAACCCTTGTTTTGTGCTATATTTGCCATACTTGCGCCCTGATATACTTTTACCTTGACCTTGTACAGGATAGGCAGAAAATAAGACTCCATACTCTAAGAAGTGCGCATGATTACCGCCACCTTTGCCATATTTTGGCCCTACATAATAAGTAAAGTAAGGGTCATTCTTGCCTTTGCGCTTTCTTTTGAATGCAAGAATAGACTTAACTAAATCTCCTGTCTTATTATGTCCTGCGCTTATGTAGTTTTGCTTAATTTGATTAACTAATGGTTGAGAATTATTTTGAACTATTTTATCTATCGCCGAATAAGGCATTAGCTTTTCAGCGTCTAACATAGCTAATACTTCGCTTAACCCAGATAATTTATAGTTAATCATTGTCTTTGCTTACTGCTTGTATAGTAAAGTAATCTTGATATTCATCCTCTCCAATAGATGTGATATTAAACCACATATCTTTATACTTAATGCGCATAGTTTCGTTTATCGGAGTGCCTTGAGGTCTAATTTTAAATTCTGCAAATCTTCTCGCAGTCTTTTCTTTAGTTTCAAAACCCTCCGACCCGTTAAGCGACTTGTACGAAGCCCACCGAGTATAAAGCAAGCTAAATGAGCGCACTACTTCACCTATACTATTCTTTGTTTCAGAATAAGCATAAATCTCAATGCGCTCTCTTAACTTACCTATTGCTACACCCATTTACTAAGCTTCAGTTTGTGCGCCTGTGCATTGAATTGTACAAGAAAAAGTTTCTACATCTCCCTCTGGTGCAGTTCTGCTAAGACTTGAAATGTAAGCTTGATAAGAATAGGTCTTACCGCTTGCAGCGCCAAATAATGCAGTAACTTTAGTACCTGCTTTAACGGCATCGTTTAACAAGTCAAAACCCGCAGTTGATGTAATAGCTTCATCAAACAAGCCCTCAAAGCTTAATGTAGCGCTTCTGTTTCCTGGAAGAAACTCTCTATCTCCACCGCTATTCTTTGAGGTTGTGTCTATCATATCGGCTGATAATTCAAAGCCTGTAGACTTTCCAAATGCAATTGTAACGGTATTAATCTTAATAACCGTTGCTGTTCCTAATTGTGGCATATATTTATTTTTTTAATTATCAAATTGGCAAATGATACCACTTGCAGTAGTACCTGTTGAAAATACTTTTTTTACTTTTAGCGGGAAGAAACCTACAGGCACGTTAGTAAAGATTATTGCACCGCCTACTCCTGTTGTGGATGCATTATTTGTGTCATCATGAGTAAATGGCAATACTACTAAATCGCCACTCGTGCCGATATACAATGAACCAAAAGTTCTATTGCCTTCTATATCGGTTATGTAATTAGTGTTACTTGGCGTTACTTGAACTGCCGCGTCTGGAATTGTCTTTATCATAATTTTTTATATTAGTTGCGAAAGAAGGAATCGAACCCCCGACCTTCAAATAATGAATCTGATGAGCTGCCTCTGCTCTATTTCGCAATTTATGTGTAAGGGTAAAACAATACCCTAAATGGTGCTATCAAAGATTCATAGGCCATTGGAACTGTGCGCATATCTCCAGGAGTTACCGCTTCTCTATGCTCATACCAATGTCCTACAAGTAATTTAATAGCGTGTTTTAAAGCCTCAGGGACACTTGCCGCTACTCCATAACCACATACGAACTGAATCTCTAAAGCGTTCATCATATCGTACATAGTAGGCAAAGAATCTAATTTAATTCTTGCAGGTTCATTTAGCCTATCAACTTGGTAGCTACCTGTGCTTAATGTTTGTTGAATTTCACTAAGGTCAAAGTACTTTATGTGAGTTACAGATTGTACAGGACACTTACTCAATCCCATAAATATCTTAACTTCGTCT